GACGATTTACCCGTTTTGTAGTCCACCATATAGGCTTTATTATCTTTTATGATTACTAGATCCGCTACCCCTCTCCACCAAACATCTTTAGAGAAGAAGTCACATGGCTCTAAATCCCGAGTCAATCCCATGCGGTACTCGCATAAAAACTCCCCACCTTCACCTAATGTTTTTAATAGATCAAGAGATCCTTTAATAAACTCAAACTGAGGGGGTAGGGGCGTACCTTTTCCAATATAAAACTCAGCCGCCTCATGCAACTGCGTGCCGTATAGCAGGGCATCAGTTTCAGGCTCTTTGTGATCCTTTGCCACCCGTAGGTGATAGTACTTTTTAGGGCACTGTTGGAATAAAGAGAGGGAGGAGTACGACCAAGTGTATGGTTTCATTCTTCAATATGGCTGTTTATAGCGGCCTTCATCATCCGAAGTTCGACTATAACAAATTCTATCTTACCTGCCGCTTCTCCAAACTTCTTTTTATTAATCAATTCAACGACTTCCTTAAGATGTTTCTTTGCCTCAAGTTCATGACAAGCATAATCAAGTTTCACCATAACTCTCTCCGTATCCTACTTCACAGTTTAGGGGTAGATCTTTACACCATTCGGGTCGCCAACGCATACATTCTTCCACGTATTTTACCGCTTCTTCGCGCTCCCCAACGGGGGCTAGGCACGCCACAGCATCGTGCACCGTCAGGACTACCTTATATTTCTTGTTAATCTTCAGCATCTGCTCCGCTATGATGCACCGTGCTACGGCTTGACACACATTCTCAATTACCTTACCCCCGTAGATTTTGGTAAACCCTGCCCTTGTCTTATAGGCATATTGACCATCTGAGTCTTTGGTAAGTTCGGGGTAGCGTAGAAACAACCCGGACGGTAATCGAATCCCGGCACTTCCTTCGACACTAAGAACCTCGGGGTACTCACCAAGTTCAGCAGTGCGATCCGTGAGGATAGCGTCAAGTGCGCTTTGCGCTTGTTTCCATAGCGATGGGATCTCGTTGTAAGTTTGTCGATAAACATCAATGATCCGTTTTGCTTCGGCCTCGTCAACGTCAACCCCGAACGTCTTAAGTTGTGCGCTAAACTTGTTAGCCCCCATGCCATATCCTGCACCAAGGATAGTTGTCTTTCCGACAAACCTTTCATCCTTTGTAATCCCGTCAACCTCTTTTGCATAGATAGCCGATGCCATGATTCTGTATACATCTTCGCCTTTCTCAAACGCATCCACCAAATCAGTCTGACCCGCCAACCAAGCAACCGTCCGGGCTTCGATCTGTGATGAATCTGCGTCAATGAGTATGTACCCCTTGGGGGCACGGATAGCACTCTTAAGTTTGCCTGCGTTGTTACCACGTGCGGGTAAGTTCTGTAGGTTTACCTTGTCGTCACCGCCCCACCTACCTGTGTGCGCCGCATAGTATTTCAACGGGACGGGCATACGCCCACGTTTAGCAATGTCGATAAAGCGTTGCGTGCGTGTTTCCTCAAGCGTGGTTTTGTTCCCAAGCCTAGCCGCAACCAACGTCTGCACGCGGGGATCGGGATGCGAAGCCAGTTCCTTGAAGCCCTCATCGGTCTTGGCAAACGCCCACGCCTCGCGCCCTGTCGTTGCGCTTGTCTTACGTGGAGGGTCAACCTTCAGTTGTTTGAGCAGTTCTGCAAACTTGTCATTGGACATCAAATCATCTTTGCTGGCGGTAGCCGCTTCAAGCAACCTTTCCTTCTTGATCTTTACATCGTGCAGGTGTTGCTCAAGCAGGGGCAGATCCAGTATCAGTTTAGGATCGGTGTACATCCGTAGCGTGCAGTCGATCACTTTTAGTTCAGACTTGGGGAAGTTCGCCGCTAGTATGTGGAATAGTTTATAGGTCAGGTCTACGTCGTTCTTACAGTACTCACCATACGCATCAAGATCTTCAGGAGTGAAGTCAGACTTACGCTTACCCAACGCATTTACAACCTCCGTACCTTTCTGACCCAGTTCGTAATGCTTCGCCAAGAACGCAAGGCTACCCCCGACATCCACTCCGTTAGTAGCACGCGCCATACAAAGAGTATCCAACCAACCCTTCGGGCTAATCCCGTAAACCCACGAGAGTATTGCCCCATCAAACGCGGTGTTGTGCGCGAGTACAAGGGCATTTGCCCAGTCGTACTGGTTAAGAAATTCCTGAGTTTCCCCCTTGGTGCCGGAGAACCACGTCGTTTCGCCTTCATCTACCTTAACTCCCACACCGATAACTTCAAACCCATCGCTCCGTATGTACTCTTCAGTAGTCATCTTCGACAAACTATATTCACGGCTGTAGTACGTTTCAAAATCTACTGTAATGATCACTTAATTCCTTTAATAGTTTGTTGTAGTTTAGTAGGTGGGGGTATATAAGGTAAGTTTAATTGCTTATCCTGAAACTCAATACTCTTCTGCCACTCACCGCCTACAAGTTCTTTTACTATGCATTCTTCAAATTGTTTACGTAATAGTTTTTTGTAGCAGTCCCGTATGTGCTCAATCTCTTCGTCTGAAAATATAAGTTCTTTACCTGTGGTCATAACAACTCGTATGAAGTTACCCCACCGCACTTTATCAAACGGCTCATCGTCCCACGCATTAATTTTAATTGGATCCCACTCCGCATTTATAAACTCTTCGGGATGCAACTTCATGCGGTCACACAACATCGTTACAGCAGTAGATAATTGATCTGCGCCCATTAACTGTTTCCCAAAAACTTTTGTAGTTTCTTAAAGGCTGATCCCTCAAGCACAAACTTCTCACGCATATCTTCGGGGTTAGATTCCAACTTGATCATCTTCTTCCGTATAAGATCTTTAGTGACGCGGTAATGAATGGTCGCGGGCGATGCAATCTTAAACTCATGCACCAAGTCTGTGATCCGCACCGTGCGTTCCTCATCCCATCGGCTTTGTGCCGCGACAAGTAACTGTAGGTCTAGCAGATCAAGATCAAATTCAGTCTTGATTGCCCCGATTGTGTTTACTAAATTATTCAACTTCATTTTATTCCCTTCAATGCGTAATAAAAAACAGGCCGTTTGGAATCTGAACTTCTGTGTCTAAAATTAATAATTACGGTGTGGGTCTCCATTAAGTTTCCTACGTAAAGTCTTGCACTATTTTCGCTAACCTTCATACGCCTAGCGATTTGTTTTATCGAAAGCCCCCATTGCCCGTTCAGTACACGCATCAACTGCACCAACCGTGCTCTGCGGGGACACCTCCTAATCCTGCGACGCATTGCGCTCGGCTTCGATGCAGTCAAGCATGACCTCCACTTGTAGTAAGTTCTTTTCGTTTACGATAGCGATATACCCATCGTGCATTTGTATCTTGTCTAGTTCACGTAATTGCAGGGCAGTCGGCTGATTGTCTCCGGCTTTGCACTCGATCCCAAAAAAGATTCCCTTGTGGCAACCCACAATGTCAGGCACACCGCTCCTACCATACCCACCTGTGGCAGGCATGAAGTAGTAAGCCCCGCGATCATCTAACATCTTCTTAACGGCTTTCTTTACTTTGGCTTCGGGCGTCATCTGAAGTCCTTGTTCTTTATTCCTAAGTCAAGCGATAACTTTTCATTCTCGGTCTTGACCCTGTGGTATGCCTGCTTCCAATGCTCAACTTCTTTCTTTAGGCGTTCGATCTCGGCTTTGTATTCTTCGGGAGTCATTCTTTCACCTTATAAAACTTCTTGGAACCCATCCGTATCAAGTCCGCGATACCGTTCTCAACAAACCTGTTTAAGGTACGACCTACTTTGCCCTCGCTTGCAATCCATTCCCTTGCAATAGTTTTTGCTTGAACGGGGGTTTTGGGGTGAGAAAGTAGATACTTCCATACCTTCTCTTCAAAATTGGTCATCTCAATTGCCACTGTTTTTCTCCTTTGATTGATACTTTTTGTTCTGCTCACCTACCCATAAGGCGGCGCACGCCACCTCCATTGCTTCACTTGGCGGGTTTATTTTTAAGGCTTTCTTACAACCATCCTTTAGCCCATTCTCGTACCCACTACTCCATCCAACCCATAGAAAAAATACTATTAGAGCAAACAGGGCAAACAGTTTCATGTGTTCCTCTAATTAACTCTTAAGTTTTAAGCCGTGTTCAGCCAATGCGTTAACAATATTATTGAGGGTTATTTTTCCAAGGTTTGGTATTTTTCTTAAGTCGTAAGTATGTTGATTACACAAGTCACCAATTGTATGTATACCTTCTGCTTCTAAACAATTCATTGCCCTGACATCTAAATTTAAATCTGTAACCGAATAGGAAAATAGTTTGCCCTTGTTGTTTCTTGTGTTTATCATAGCGTCTGCCATCATATACGCAGATCTAGCGCATATAAAATCTGAGTCATTATCAGAATCTCCTACGTAGATTCCATCTACGTATTGACTAGCCAGTATCGTCTGCATAGCCTTCGCCGCAAAGTAATCCCGCAGTGACATACCCGGATTGTCTGCGCTTGGAAATGCTAAGCCACCATCATCAATATCAACAGTAACAATCATTTTAAATTGCCCCCTGATTTAATTATGTCACCCCCGTACACATACGTACCAACGTGTTCTAGTTTGATGAATGGGTTAGCGTAGATCTTCCCGCCGTGCTTACGCCATAGATCACAGAAGTGGTAGTCCTCAGACAGTAATGCACCCGTCTCGTCAATGCTTGTAGCAAAGAACTCATGGGTCAAAGGCTTGACGTATTCGCCATTTTCTTTATGCGTGGACACCCGATAAGTAGGTACGTGGGGCATAAGATCTTCAAACACCTTACGCTTAATCAGCATAAATCCTGTACCGCCGTGGCGCACTTCCATCACCCCATCGGAATCAGATTCTTGCATCTGCCCTGTCATGTTAAAGACAAACGCACCGCCATAGTCTTGTAGGTTTTCCTTACCCAGTTTTGCCGCCTTACCTACTTGCTTCCAGTCAACCTCTTTCTTGGGGTATATGCCGCAAGTAATATCTCGGTCAGCCGCCATAAGTTGCGCCACCGCAGTACCGTTAAAAGAAATGTCTGCGTCAATAAACATTAAGTAGTCCATACCCTTTTCTAAAAACAAACGGGCTAACTCATTACGGGCACGGGTAATCAGACTCTCATTCATCATCTGCGCCCAGTAGACGGGCACGCCAACCTGTTTCATTTTGTTTATTGTCCCAAGCAAACCCGCTACGTAATGACCTGTACACATCCCGCCGTACATCGGCGTGGCAATCATCAATGATGGGCGATCTTGTTTTTGTTCTTGGGGCAACGAAGTTTCAGTCCAATCAGTCATACTTTCCTCACTATAAGTTGATACCCGGAATAGGCGATATTTAATTCATCCTCAAACATATTTACAAACGCATCTATCGCAACCTTGGGGCGTTGCAACAGAGTAAACCCTTGGGGCTTCCACAGATAGTCATCAAACACCATGAATCCTTTTGATTTCAACAAAGGCCAAGCCATACACGCATCGGTCAAAACATCTTTAGCCAAGTGCGACCCGTCGATATAGATGAAGTCAAACCCTTTCTTTTGAGCAATCAAACTGCCCAAGGCTTCAACAGACGTACTCTTGATGGGCAGGATCTTGCGGTCAACAAAGTTATCCATGACCAAACCTATGTTGTGTTTGAACCGCTCTTCTGTACCTGCCATATCCTCGGGGGTATGTTCGTCACCACCTTCCCATGTGTCGATGCAGACCAACTCCCCGCCATCTTCCATCATGTACTGAGTAATCCATACGGCAGACCGCCCTTCAAAAGACCCAATCTCTAAGAAGTTTTTACGCTCCGGTAGATGCGGGATTAACTGCTCCCATACCTTCGGTGCCCATGCGAACCAATCTTTTGTGTATTGATACTCACTCATTTGACACCTCGATACCTTGTATTCATTAACTCCTCGTATGAAAACCTTTTACCTAATGCCTGAACAGCATCTACTTGTTCTTTGGAATGTTTGATTAACTTGTTATCAAACACAAACGCATACTTTGGCATTGTGATACGACGGTAAACAAAGTCACGCCCCTGTGGTGTTAAACGCCACAACCCTGAAGCACGCTTATCCTCGTCTTTGCCTTTCGGTTTGGCTTCAAGCAAATCCCAATGATGCAGGGTAGCCATCGACTTAGATCTCAGTACCCACTTAGGTGCTTTACCTAAATCTACCCAAGCATTTTTACGGAAGTTCTTAAGCATCCAAATCATTCCACGTACTTGAGTGCTGTTTATTTGATACCCATTGATCTTGCCCCACCTGCGACAGCAAGGGCAGTTTCCCCCATCCTCTCGTATAACTTTTTGAAAATCTGATCTCGCTTCTGCAAGCGTTCTCATCTCACTCTCCTTTTAAAATGGTGCTTCTTCAAAACTTGAAAACTGAATCTTTCTTGCCTTAGTTTGTTTACGTATCCACTTACGTATTTCTTTTCTCTCCTCATCAGTTTTAAAAGGCCATGCCATACGCAACGATTCCAACGGGGGATCATCGGCATCAAGATACTGATGCTCAGGTGCAACTAACTGATCCACCATCCATTGTGTTACGTCAGGTTTTGTCACGGACAACCTCCTTTACTTCTGTTTCACTTAGCCACAGATAGAAAATATCCTCCGACTGACGCTTCCCAACCTCGGGAATACGCACACCCTTCTCACATAGTTTTAATATGGCGTACTTGGCTTCGAGCAATGGGTGCATCGGAGGCACATCACAATCCAACTCCCCAAAGATACTCGTGATTCGCCCTGTATTGTCCGGGCGCATTTCCAATCGTGCGGATACCTCTATCTTTTTGATAAAATTTTCCATAGTCGGATTATAACTACGCATTTGTATTACTTGCAAGCGGTTTCATCACATAAAACTCATTGTCGGAAACCCTATACCCAACCCCCGGTATTGACTGATTAGCATCGCCACCTAAGATCTTAAGCATTGATACGTCAGCGAGTAAATCCTCTGGCAAGGTTTCGATAGAGTCGTACATTACCGTAGGTTTATAGTGCGCCTTGTAGTTATGCGCCGGGTATTTATCCAACTCTTTCGCCGTTACCGCAACCCGACCATCCACCACGTACACATGGTAGACCTCGATATTTTGCTTTTGCCTAGCCTTGTACGCATCCCGTGTTTCCACAGCCTCAGCCAGTTTACGGAACTCTTCAGTCTTAAACTGCACACCAAGATCACGTAGATGTTTAATTTCTTCATACAAGTCGTTAGAACCAACGCTCCATATTGATTCACCCGCTTTGTATAACTCGTTATGCCAACCTTTGACAAGGCCTTCTGCCAAGTGGCTATTAAACTCAAAGATCTCGCCAAACGAAAAGGGTTTTATGAACTCCACCATCATCTTGACTATCTTGGACTCAACCTTAGACATTTTGGTGTGATACTCATATGAGTGCCTACGATACTTGTCATTCTTAATTAGGCGTGACCCAATCTCAATCGGCTCATCGTTTATCAACTTGATGTACCCAACTCGTTCATTCCTCTCAGTACGTTTAGGGAAGCGGGGGTCAATAAAACAAGCCACCCTACGTTTGTGTTCATCCTCACCAATAAAAAGCCCTTTCACCTCAAGGTTTACGGCATGGCTCTTACGTGCAAACTCCTTAAGTATTGATTGCAATTGGGGATGGAAATCCTCCAATGGTGTTATGTATTTCATTTCACTCTCCTTTTAATAATCTCAAACTCCATTACATCTCCATCTTCGGCTTCGATCTTCTCAGCCATAAACATACCGATAATCGTCACCGCCTTTATGTGCTCTCGGTGTAGCCCCGCGTACCTCCAATGGAGCCACAGTATCCAAGTGCCCATACAACTAAACAGTAATGCGTATTCCATAACATCTCCTCAGAAATTAAACGCAGACAGAATGTCATCAACCTTACGCTTTACATCATGGCGCACAGTATCCGAATCCCGAATTACATCAGCATCACGACCTGATATAGCCACCTCAAGTTTGCGACGGGCTTCCTCTAACTTGGGATCGTTAGCCACATTGAGTTTGGTCAACAGATTGCACAGGTCAAACGCATTAGTAATTAGAGAGTCACGGAAGATCTGCGTGTGATTCTCCCCACCATCTTTCATCTTGCGTGGTGTCGGCGCATCGGCTAACTTCGCGCTCATGTGGGTCAACACTTCATGCAGACGGCCCCAAAGATCTTTCATCGCATCCTGTAACTTGTTATTGAAATACTCTTCGTACTGACCGGCTAGTTGACGCTTGACCTCTTCCCCTGCTTTGATGCGGAAATCATTCGCTGTGGGGAGTGGGCACAAGGCATAGCGGAACTTGAACTTGTCGCGCAAGGTTTCGACTTCGGGGTATTCGTTTCGATCAAACAAAGAACCCAATTGGAACGCGGC